ACGAAAAACGCCTTCGTGCCGACGCACTCAATGAACACGCCGCCGAGAGCGTACCGGCTGCTTTCTTTGTCGATGGCGTAGATGACGGACTTGATGGCGCGGCCGAACTCGTCGCCTGTCATGGACAGAATCGGGTGCAAGCCGTCTGGCTCCCATAGCGGAAACTCAGCGGCAGACTCAGTCGGCAGCCTCCACTCGCAGCCTTTCGTCTCAATCCTGCACGTCGAGCCATCCGGCGTCAGCGTCACTGTGTCGCCGGTGGCGTTCATCAGGATCGTGCGCAGCCTGTCCCTTGGCAGCAGCACTGGCTCGCACTGAGCGTCCATGAGTTCAACGTCGATGCGGCAGTCCATGTCGGTGCCAGTGACGAGCCCGTTGCCGATGCACAAGTTAGTGACGGCCACGTTGTTGGACCGTCTTGAAACGGCCTTGCCGGCAGTCTTGACCGCATTGCGGAACTCGGCGAGATCAAGCGTGATCCCGCTGCGAGCTCTCTTCCGTTCCTTCGTTGCCGTAGCCATGTCACGAATCCTTTCGCGTGAGTGCAATCCCTACAAAAATGCCCAGTGCGAACGTCGCAGCGAGCGAAAACTGCCCAACAGAAAGCCAGACCCAATCGGTGATGCTCATAGCGCAGCCCCCGGGTCGGTGTCGTCGTCCTCGAGCAGCGGCCACCGCCGTGCGTTAGCCGCCTCGGCGTGCTCGTAGGCCACGGCCTGCTGCACCAGCCGAGTCTGAAGCTGCAGCACCAGGTCGGCAGTCTCAAGCAGCAGCGACGCACCGAAGTTCAGGCGGGCTCGGCTGGCTGTATCGCTCGCCTTGGTCACGGCGGCCTGCGCCATCGCATCGGAGTAGATCCGCAGGCTGGCAACGATCTCGTGCGGACGCATGCTCATGACACCACCTCGATGTTGCGGGGCTTGCCCGGCGTGCGGCGGATGAAGCCCTTCCGCTCCAGGGCGTCGAGATGCACCGTGGCGGCGTGCGGAGACTTCGCCCCGATGGCTTGAGCGATCTGCCTCACGGTCGGCGAGTACAAACTCATGTTTGCCCGGATGAAGTCCAGCACTTCCTGCTGGCGAGCGGTGAGCCGCTCCTTGGCGGTCTGCGTCATGCTGCTCCTCCAATGGCGTTTCCGTTGTCCATCCCAAGGCGGCGAAGCAGGTACGACACCAGCCGGAACGCAGTGGACATCTCGATCTTCAGACGTGCGGCCTTATCTGCAATCAGATCGACAGTGCTCTGGAACTCCGCAGGAGTTGTCATTTCCACCACGACCTTGAGCTCTTCACGCATCGCAGCGTCTTCCGACTTGTCGATCCTCACGGCCTGACGAGGCTCAGATTGCTGAAGCCGCTTCTTCTCGGAGAACGTCTTGAGCCTGTAAAGGTGCCGATACTCATCACGCACCCACTTCAACTGCGGGTACATGCTTTCGTTGTTTCGCTTCACGTTTTTGATGGAGTCGTACAGCACGTCCTGATCCAGGCGGTGCAGGTCGTCGTGCCAAAGACGACGCTCCTCGTCCGTCCAAACACACTGAGGCCACAGCTGGTTGATAGCCGCTCGGTTCTGATCCCACGTCCTCATAGGTTCCCTCCCACTGGTTCGCGTCGTTTCCGTGCATCATGCTTTGCGTTGTCAAACTCCCCGGCCAAGATGCGGTCGAGGTATTCAAAGAACCGGGTCACCGCCAGCGGCTTGTCGAAAAACTGGCACGACGGAAGCCGGTGCATTGCTTGATGCGCCCTGTCCAGCCAGCCTGGCGTCGCTGCTAGATCCACCCAAGACGCTGGAGGCACAAGCGGAGTCCACGGCACTGCATTGCCAGTGACGTTCCAGCCGGCAACAAACCGCTGCCATTCGTCCGCTGCCCAGCCCTTTTGGCGAAACTCGTCTCTTTCCGGCGGGGTGTGTGTTCTGCATTCGTCTTTTGGAGAAGAAGATAGGGATGGAGATGGGGATGGGGATGGGGATGGAGGCGATGCTTTTGCGATGCCGTTTGCGATCGCCTTGCGATCGTTTTGCGATCCGTTTGCGACAGTTTTGCGATCGCCCCACCGCTTCCTGTTACCCTCTTGCCCTGCTTCCGACCGTGCCTCTTTCAGGTCTTCGGCACGAGCACGGTGCTCCTCCATTCGGGCATTCCGACGCAGGCCGTCGTCACAGACAGGAAACTTCGACGACAGCAGCTGCCACACACGGCCAACGCCTGGCGACACAAGCTCAAGACGCTCGAGATCAGACGGCAGACCGCCGGAATCCCACTGGATCACCAGTAGGCGGATGTAATGGCCGACCTCCTCGGCAGTCCACATGGCCGTGGATGCGTAGAAGTCACGGCCAAAGAACGGGATGTAATGGTCAACCTGCGTCCTGGCCATCCTTGGCTCCCCTCTCTTTTGCAATCTTTTCTGACAGGGCGTTGTCAATCAGCCACTTCCGGCGGAACGGCTCCCAGTCTCCCTGGCCTCCGCTGCAACGCCAGTTGACGTACGCAATGGCAGCCTGAGTTACCAGCGGGTCTTCTTTTTTGTCAGCGGCCATCACTGGACTCCTTGTTGGCCTTTTTTCTTGCGCGGCATCGTTGCTGAGCAGCACGGTTTAGCTCGCGACGCCTGTGCGCGAGCCATTGCTCTGGCTCCCAAGGGTGGTCCTTGCTGATTACCGCTTGCAAGACTGCACGCCGACAATCAAATGCGGCCAAAAGCACTTCGTCAGGAAGATCCTGGCGAGTGTCAAGCACTGCGTCCCAGACCCTACGGCAAGCCATCAGAAGACTTGGTGCAGCGGCGATTACTGCAGCATTCTTATCACCATTGTCATCCGAAGTCGGAACCACGTAAGCCACGTCGCCACCTTCAGTGTCAAACACAACTCGAAGCGAGTCGCTGCCTCCAGTTGGGAACACAAGCGATACTCCGTTGTTCTGTACAGTCTTCCAGGCCACGTCAGCCTCCTTTCCATTCCGCCCCGCCGCGTCGAAGCGGCACCGTGCCTATCACGAGGGCGGCTGCGCTCAGGCGTAGTCCGCAAGACGCTCGTAGTTCAGGCCCGAAATCTGCGGAAAGCTCTCGTTCGGCTTGTAGTAAACCTTCTTGATCCAGTTGGCCGACAACTCCGAGTTCCACGCACGGATCGCCATGAACGCAATCTGGCGGGCTCCCATTCGGCGCATGCTAAGACGCCTGGAGATGACGGCCTCGCGGTAGATGTTGAATGGCCGTTCGAGTGTGGTGCTGCCATCCGACAGCACCTCGAGCATCTCACCAGCCATGTCAGAATCAGCGCACGAGAACAGGTAGTGCAGTGCGGCCAGCAGCGACGGCGACGGGAACAGGCGGATGTTGTTCGCCTTCGTGATGGAGTGCTGGATCGCCGGACGACGGCCGATGATCTCAAGGCACGTCTTGGGGCTAAATCCGTTAAATCCTGCACCGCCCTCGTAGAACTGCCCCGTCTGGCCGAAAATCCAGAGCAGCTTGACGCAGGCCGCCAGGTGCGTGGAGTTTTCCTTCCCGTGAAGGCTGAGGATGTCGCTGGTCTTGCGACTGCGGGCGTTAACGTCAATCGTGTCGAACGCCTCCGACTCCACTCCGTAGGCCACCCAAGTTGAGAACCCTACTCCCGCTGTCACGCACGCCGACAAGCGGTGCTGGCCGTCCAGCAGACGACCATCCCTAGCGAACTTGATGGTCTCGCCGTTCAGCATCCACTCGCCGCGCTCCAATGACGCCACCAGGGTCTCGACGTGCCCCTTGATCAGCCGCCTGTTGTGAGTGTTCTTCGTGAGCCATTCAGCCGCCATTGCCGGGGTGACAAACACTTGCTCCACCCTCGGGCCAACTCGGTGCTCGGCCCCGTTACGCGATGCAACTGTCGCCGTAGCCATGATCGTCTCCTTTGCTTTCGCATCCCTTTCACCATCCACGGCCGCACGTCAACGAGACGCCGCCGCTGTTCTCAATTCATCCACGCCGTGCAGCTCCTCCGCCGGCACGAAGTACGCCGCCGGCCTGCCGCCGTACGTCTTCAGAAACTCGGGCCGCTTCGCTTTGGCTCCGCTGATCCAGCCATGCACTCGGTAGTCGGGGCACCGCCCGGTAACGAGCACCCAGCGGGCATCGTTGTCATCGTTGGGGCGCACGATCAGGTCGAAGTCGTGGCGGCTGCGAGTGCGGATCTGCAGGCCCGGCAGGTCGTTAGCCTTCCACGTATTCACGCTGCCATTCCAGAAGATGCCGAGCATCTTGGCCACGGCCATCTCGCCACACGCTCCCTCAATGTGCTCGCTCCAGCCTTCGCCGTCGTAGCCGTGGCAGTCTTGCTTGCCAGCCTTCACGGCTGACAGCTGCCGCATCCAGCCGACGAGGCTTGCCATTGCGGCTTCATGCCAACTAAGCGTCACTTCGGTGCTCATCTCACGTCCTTGTGTATTGGCCCCGTCTCGTGGGGCACCCGGCGTCGGCCTTGGCAATGGAGTACGAACCAATCCGACGCTGCGGCGATTACGAAGGGATTCACCGCAACCCTGCTCGCCGGCCATGCATGACGGCCGGAACGCCACGAGCCTGGCGTGACTACCAATCCCCTCCGTAGCGAGCGGACATGCGGTCGATCCATTCGTCTTCGCACCCGGCCTTGTAGGCCGCCTGGCCGTAGCCGGGCCGCACGGGGACGTGGCACGGCCGCGACCCGTCATCCGGCGTCGCCTCGGCCACGTCAGGCGTCGGGATCTCATCATCAGCCCGGTGTCTAGCGACAGCGTCGGCGTCTCGAATCGGCTCGCTCATGTCTTCAGTCCCCCGTAAAAGTGTGTCCACGATCCACGTACGCCTTCCGCCTGGGCTCGTACTGGTCGAGCCGTGTGCGGACCTCGTCATAGTCGCGCTGCCACCGCAGACGCTCTGCGGCGTGCGACTCGGCCAGACGCTGCAAGTCACGAGCGAACGCCGCCATTCGTGGCATGTGCTGCCGCTCGAGGTAGGCCACGATGGTGTCGATGCCGATGGTGAGCGGCTCGCGATCGTGGACGTTGGCGTAGCGTGTCACTCCACCACCGCCTTTCGCCGAATGTCCTCGGCCTCCTGGCGGATCTTGGCGGCCTGCTTCGACAGCCGGGCGGCAATCACTTCGATTCGAACGGCGGCCTCGTCCATCGCAGCCGATCGTGTCTCGTGCCAGGCGTCTCGGTCGGCACGCAGGACGGACCCGTGCCGCACGTACGTCTCGCCGCCCATCGGCACCTCGCTGCCTTCCAGCAGCCACCAGCCAACGCCGTCGGCGTCGATCCTGTCTGCGAGCATGGGGACGTACACGTTGCTCATGCCGTCACCTCGTGCTCGGCCGCCTCGTGCGAGAACTCCGTGCCGCTGTCCTCGGAGCCGATCAGCATCTCGGCCCGGTGGTGGATCAGGGCCACGAGCTCTTCCTTGCCGGCGTCCGTGAAGATGCCCTCGGCGTGCCGCTTGTCCACGAGCGACCGGATGGCGTCGAGCATCTCGAACGTCGTGGCCCGGCTGACCGCCAGGCGGGCCTTGCCCATGGGATCCTCGGGGACGACCGGGGACGCAGCCGTCACCTTCACCACGCTTGGCGTGGCCGGTTTGGCCGCTTCTTTGGCCGCTTCCGTGGCCGGATAGTCCTGGGCCTCCTCGGCCGTCACGAGGCCCTTGAGCACGTCTGGGAACGCATCCCGCAAGGCGAAGCCTCGGGCACGCAGCTGCAGCATCCGCTTCGGATACTGCGTCCACGGGCCGCTCTTGCCCCACAGGCCCGCCTTCTTGGCGTCGGCCACCGAGAACCGGGCCACGGTCGGCTTCTCGTAGCCCCGCCGTTTGGCCTCACAAATGGCCGCCATGGTCTCGCCGTCGCCCTCGATCTGCTCTCGGACGTACTCGCAGACCGGGCTCGCCATGGCCACGGCCAGGGCGGCGTCACCCCAGATCGCCGGCCGCCCGTTGATGCAGGCGATGTTTTGGAGCGACTGCATCGGGCTCAGGCCGATTTCGCTGCCGTGCTGGATGGCCAGCAGGCAGGACTCCGGCTTGCCCCGAAAGTCCTTGGGTGCGAAGTCCGACTTGGCCACCATGGCGGCGAAGCGGAAGGCGTCGTCGAACGTGGCGAGGGCCAGCCCCCTCGTTGGCGTCGTGTTGGTGGAAATCTCCGTGGTCATCTCTGCGTCCCTTTCTGCGTGGTTTAAATGCCGGCTTGCGTCCTGCTCACCGGCTCGTTGATGCGTCCGTGCTGCTCGAGCTCCGCTCGACTCCTTCCGCCGTCCGGTTCCACCAGGCAGCGGTCCTTTCTGCGTTCAGTGCGTCACGTCCCGGGCCGACACGGCGAGCCAGCCGCCGCCCACGTCCAGCGTGAGCCGGTCGCCATCGGTCCACTCGATGCGGCCCTGCCACCGCTTGCCGGCGGTGCAGCCGGAGACGAAGTCGCCGACGGCGTACGTGGGCTTCGGCGCGGGGCTCGGCGTCTGCTCGCCGAGGCCAGCGATGGCGGCGAGGTATTCGTTTTCGTGGGGGCTGCTGGGGTTCGTGATGCTCACGGGGCTCTCTCCTTCGGTTGGTGGGGCAACTATACGCCTGTTCACTAACTCGTCAAATCGGATTTACGTGCGTGGCGCACGGGGAAAACGGCAAGTGGGGGAGTCGAAAACTTGTACACTGCTTTGTGCTGCGGATCGGAAGATGGGCTAAAGGCTATCGGAAGTTTGGCTAGCGTGCAAGCAGCCCGGTCACGCTGGCCAGCAACTCCAGCAGATCGTGCAGGGCTCGAGCGGCCGGCGAGTCGGTGCCGAGTTCCTGGCCAAGGCGGATCAGGACGAGCGACTGCATGGCGTGGTTCCATTGGCGGTGCATGGCGTGGCCCTCCTTGGCCCGAGAATCCTGTGAGGAATTGCCACCCGTTTCGCAGCTGTCGGCAGGCCGGGTGGCCAAACCCTTGGGCGTCGTTTAGCCGTTGATGTTGTCGCCGTTAGCGTCGAGCACATACCACTCGCGGTCTGCATAGTGCTTCTCGGCGTAGGCGTTGGCGGCAGCGTCATCGGCCACGCGGATTGCATCCAGTTCATGCCAGCCGTCGCCGTCTGCAACGACAATCCGGTACGCCTTGGTGTACGTCTCATCAAGACGAACCTCGACGTTGTAGGCAATGTCCGAAATCTCCTCGTCGCTCCAGTTGGCATTGCCGGCGTCACGGATGGCTCGCAATTGCCCACGATCGACGTGAGCGCCGCCGTCGTCCCAAGTCGCAGCAACCTCATGCCCGCCGACATTCACAGCGTCGCGGCTGATCGTCTCAAACTCGGTGTTTCGGATAGTGAGCATCGTTCGTCTCCTGGTTGTGCCCTTGCAGGGCGGGGTGGGTTAGTCAGTCTATTTGCTGCGAGTCTCATTCGCTCGCATGGCAATACTCTAGGCTATCGGAAGTTGGGTTGCAAGGGGACCAGAAAAGATTTTTTTGGGGGCGTTTTGCCGGAGAAAACGCTACTTCCGGCTCGGGCGTCGCTTGGCCGCCTTCTTCCGCTTGGCGGCTGGCCGCTTGGCGAGGTGCTTCTTGCCGTTGGCTCGAGTCGTCAGTTCGTCCTTGGCCCGGTCGGCCTCGGCCACAGGAATCAGCGTCAGACGCTCAGAGAACTTGCGGACGTGCAGCTTGCCTTCACGGATCAGGTGCCGCACCCAGGAGTCCGAGCACCCCATGTGCTGCACGGTTTCGGCAATGGTGAGGAAGTCGCCGTCGAGTTTGTGAGCCATCGTAACCATGCCCCAATACTACGAGCCAACGGAAGTTAGTCAAACTGTCCAGCCGCCTGGCCAGCCCAAACCGCCGCCCCGGCACGATCCGCAGCACCGGATCGGCCGAGGCGGTAGAGTGGTCTGCCGAGCAGAGTTCCAGTGGAGGCGAGGGGAGTCGAGGGGTTGTATACGCTGTACAGGGTATGTACACCTGTTTACAGACCGGGAATGATGTGCCATGGCAATGACAATGAAAGAACTGCTTGAGCGGTACGCCCTGCTCCGTGGGCTGAAGGGGAAGACGGTACGCCTGTACGAGATGCTGATCGACCGCTTTGGCGTGTTTCTCGGCCACGAGCCAACGGTCAAGGATCTCGATGACTTGGTGGTCAGCCGCTACTTGAGGTGGCGGGCCGAGACTGCCGGCTGGCGTGGGCGTCGGCCGAGCCCGGCGAGCGTCCGCAAGGACCGGGTGATGCTGGCGGCCATCTGGACATACGCTGCCCGCAAGCGGATTGCCTCGGAGTTTCCCGAGCTTCCCAAGGTGAAGGTGCCCACGAGGCTGCCCACGGGCCGGGCGTACACCTCGGCCGACGTGGCCGCCCTGATCCGGCGGGCCAGACACCGCATCGGCAGCACCGGCGGCGTGCCGTCGGCCTGGTGGTGGCCGACGATCCTGTACACCATCTACTGCACTGGGGAGCGTCTGGAGGCCACCATGTCGCTCAGGTGGGCCGACGTGGATCTGGAGCGGTGCCGGGTCGTTTTCAGGGGCGAGAACCGCAAGGGAAGCACCAGGGACATCGAGCGGCAGATTACGCCCGAACTGGCCACGATGCTGGCCATCCACCGTCGAGCCGACTCCGAGCTTGTGTGGCCGTCTGATCGCCGCAGCCGGTTTCAGTGGACGAGCCTAAAACTGCTTTGCAAATCCGCTGGCGTGCAGTATAGGGGCTTTCATGGCCTGAGGCGCACGGCCGCCAGTTACGCCGCTCTTGCAGGCGGGACGGCCGCCGCCACGCAGCTGCTCGACCACAGCGATCCGAAGTTGCAGGAGAGGTACGTGGACCCGCTTATCTGCCCAACGGACAGCGACTCCACCAGGGCCCTGCCGACGCTCGATCTCACCGAGCCCCCCGGCGGGCCCGGCAAGCCACGGTAACCCGGCGAGTGAGCGCATGCTGCCGACCTAGAAGACACGGCAAACGCTGGATGATCACGAAGCAGATTTCGGGATCATCTGTGGCAGGCACAGGGCGAGCGACGGCGTGGAAAGGGTGAAACACGCCGCCGCTCAAGCCCCGGCCCGGCTCAGTAAGAAACTGTGGTGCGTCTTTCTTCCGCCCTGGCCCGCTGCACCGCCGCCTCGCCCTTGAGCCGGCTCACTTCGGCCAGCAGCCGCAGCACGTCAGCGGCCAGCGTGCCGCTCGTGCCGGTGTAGGCACCGGAGAACTTGCGGGCCCGCAGTTCGGCCTCCAGCAGGTAGGCGTCAGGCAGTGGCTCAGGCACGATTCGCCTCACGCAACTTGAGCAGGCAGATGAGCGACCAGTTGGCGGCGTCGATCAGAGCGTTCTCGTAGTCCACCGGCTGGCCGTTGGCGTACCGCTGCATCCGCACGACGCAGTCAGACAGATCGCACAACGCCCGCCGCCAGGGCTCCACGCCGCACTTGGCCGACGCCGTGACGTTCTCGAACGGATCCGTGGCACCGCCGTATTGGCTGGTCTTCTCGTAGTGCAGCTGCCGCAACTCCTCGAGCAGGTCGAGAAACGGCAGCGAGCCGGGCCGCTGCTCGTGCTGGATGCCGTCGCCCTTCAGCCGATGCTGCTGCAGCAGGTGCTCGATGTAGGGCTCGTCGGCAACCATGCCCCACTCGTCGTGTTGCGTTTCCTCGGCTTCAGCGACAGGTGCCGCCGGTTCTGTCGCCGGCTGCGACACGTCGTACCACTCCTCGTGCGGCCTGCCTGCGGCCTGGGCGTCACGCCGCTGCTGCACGGCCTGGCGGAGCATCTGGTTTCTCTCTTCGATCGTCATGCTCATGGCATTCCTTTTTCTGTTCTGGAAAGCCGCAGTCTGCCGACGGCGTCAAGCAGACCGCACCGTGCCGTCTTTCATCACGCGGTAGTTGTTCACGTCGAACGCACCGCCCTTGTGGATGGTGGCCATGGCGAAGCCCCAGTTCCACCGGTTGATGCGGGCGTAGTCGGGCCGCAGGTCGCACAGGCACCCGGTGCTCCAGCACGCCGTCTCGTGGTGCCACATATCGGATTCGGCATGGTTGCTCGTGCGGTGCGAGTGGCCGACGAGCCCGGTGGATCCCGTCCGCAGGAACACGCCACGAGCCACGTTGACCGGCGCCGCCATGCCACGGGGCAACTCATGCCCGTGCAGCACCGGCAGCTTGCCCAGCATCACCGGCCGCTGATCTTCCACGAGCGTCACGTCATGCTTGTCGAGCTCGAGCCACGCCCCCAGGCTCATGCGGGGATCGTCGCTGATCTCGGCGGCGTGCTGCCACAGCCAGTGCGTCCACCGCTCCTCATGGTTGCCGGCCTTGTAGACGATCGGGATGCCAGGGAACTCGTGGCGAACGTACTCCACGAACGTCCGCACAGCTTCGAGCTCGCCCTTGAAGTCCCGCTGCTTCGGGTCTTTCATGTACCGGCTGATGGCGTAGAAGTCGGCGATGTCGCCGTTCAGTAGCAGGCCCGTAAGGTTCTGCTCTTTGAGAAAGCCGATGGCAGCGGCCACGGCGATCTCGGAGTGGTAGGGCACATGCACGTCGCTGATGATGCCGACGGGGCCGAGCAAGTCCATGACGTAAGGCGTCCACGACTCAGCCAGGCTCTTGGGCATAGCCCGCTGCTCGCCGGCCTGACGCTTTGAGCGTGGTGCGACGGGCTTGAGCCGCTTGCGGTGTTTGTTGCCATGCACGCCAAACTGCCTGGTGATCCGTTTTCTCGCCTGCTCCAGCGTCACGGCACCGTTGGACTCCCGCACCAGGCGGCGAGCCAGTGTGCGAGCCGGTGCGTCTGGATGACGCTGGCAGAGTTTCTTCGCCATGTCGGTGATCACGTCACCTGCCATCCGTCACCTCCCGGTAGCCGAGACTCCACAGCACCTTGGCGATGTCCTTGCCCTGCTGCTCGACGTGCTCCTCGCTCTGCGTCGGATTCAAGGCGTGCAGCAGTTCATGCACCAGCA